CTCTGGGTGTCTAAATATTCCTCAGAGAGTTTAGCCCTTTGATCTTCGTCTAGCAGATCAGTTTCAAGTCCTACCTGTCCTCCCTTTGTAGTGGCGAATCCCGTTTTTGCAAAAGCTTCTGGATTTTGTAAAACAGCAGGAAGTTCTTCGTTAACAATGACGCCAGCATAGTTATTTGCAAGTTCATCGTTTGGCTTGTGGCCCATCAAGCCTTGAACAATGTCCCTGTTTACTTTCATGTCTTTTAACATGTAGTGAGGGACGATAGAACGAATTGCGGAAGGAGTCGTTACAGGCTTTTGATCAATACGAACAACTTTACCGCCTTCTTCGACTTTCACATCGGCTAGGGGGAGAACATCAGAAAACTTTTCAAGACGTGTACCTACGTGATTGTTAAATGCTGCATTGAACTTATCCGCATCCACACCAAACAAAGAACGATCATTACCTGACAGGGGCACAGACTCATCATTCAATGCCTCTAGTAACAACTGTCCCACAGGAGAATCAGATTTAAACCTAAGTTCTGGCCTTCCCTTGTGATCTCTTCCTGTTGTTATCTTGCCTTTTACAGTAACAACATCTCCGCTAACTACAACGTCACTTGCTTTGAGATTTAAAAGTTGTTCTGGACGTTGAAATGTTGTTCTGTGGTATTCGATAATTCGTGCTGTTTTTTCATCGTAGTTTGCGCGAATCTCAGGTAAAGCTTCGTTGTAAATAGCATCTAGGTCTGCTTTAGGTAGCGTTCCCTGCATGGGACGTTCACCAGCTAGACCCGTGCGCTGTGTTCCCATAGGGTTACCAGTGCCAGCAAGTCGAGGATACATATCCTCTTCGTTGCCATCTATTACTTCAAAAAATCGTTCAATTCGTTTGCCTTTGAGGGCACCAAAAAATGTGTTTTCAAATGTCTGATATCCATACGCCCTGTTAGACATATCAGGAGAACCGTCTCTACGAAAAAGAAACACAATTTCTGGCTGACGCATATCCTTGAGTGGAGTATCTACTCCCAAAGGAAAGGCGTCGGGTGCCCTTTTTTGTAATACGGAAAGGCTCCTTTTTAATTGGTCTATTCTTTTACGAGCAGGGTATTCGCCCTTTTTATTTTTTACGTTGTAATCTTCTGGCAAAGGCACACGAGAATCTAACGCAAAGTCGATAGCCTCTCCTATAGTGAGGGTACCGTCTTTTGCTTTCGTTACGATTTCGCTAGATAGCTGTTGAAAAGTTTTCTTTGCCATTTAGTATCCGAATACTTCGTCTTGTACTTTGTAAACGTGGTTTTTTATAGAGCCTAGTTGCTGGTGTATAGAAACGTAACCACTCATGCGTGTCATCATTCCGTAGCGCAAGGCATCGTATGCGTGATCCTCTGCCTTCGTATCTACGTCTTCGCTGTTTGTTTTGGAAAGAGGAATGCCAGCAATCTGCTTGACGATGTTCTGGCACGTAGAAAAGAAACGGATGCGAGGTTCTTCTGTGTGAGGATTGTCAGCTAGGCGTCGATGTATTTCCATCTTGCCCTGAATGCGATTGCGATCTGCAGGGGTCCAACGCACACCTGCTCTCATCATCACTTCTGCTATTGAAGGCCCAAAACCTGTCTTGTTCCAGCAAGACGAGTCGAGGACTGTGTAGTGTGGTGGTGGGTCTAGTTGTTCTGCTTCTAGTATTCTATCAGCTAGTTGCTCTGCTGTCAAGTGTTTTTGATATAATTCTCTATATATCCAGATATTGTCGTCCCAATCGATTGCGCCCCACAAGACACATGAGGGTGCTGCATAGCCGTAGTCGGCCATTCGTATGCGGGGCCAGTTCGTCGGAAGTTCGAATGGTTCGACAACATGCTTGGCTCGTGAGAACTCCGGGAAGGCTGCTCCCTCTGCTACGTCCCAGTCCCCTTCGAGAAGTCGTCTTCGTTCGACATCGGGCAGCGATCTCAACATGGCTTCGTATTGACCGTCTGCCATCAGGTGAGGATTGTCAGTCAAACGGGCCGGAACAAACTTGCGATAGAAGAGAGGCTGTCCTGCCTTTTCATGTCCGGGGGGCCAAACAAAATCCCGACGTGTTTCTATGTCGAATGCAGGAAAAGGCTTATTCTCTGGTGTTCCGTCGATGTACATCTTCTTGACCCACCAACCACCCACTCCTCCGGGGTTGGCTGTGCAGCGCATGTACAAGTGTTGCTGGAGTTCAGGATCAGTAGTACGAAGGCGAGAACGCAAGTAATCCCAGACGTAAGCTGTGGGGTACTGTGTAATCTCATCGATACCTATCCAGTTGAACGCCTGTCCTTGAAAACGAGTAACGTCCTTGTCCTTGTCGAGATAGGTGAACCAGATGGTTGCACCGGATGGAAAAACCCACGTAGACTTAGATTCACGAAACCTCGCACCGGGAAATGCTTTGGTGTATAGTTGGCGTGACTTGTCGATCAGTTCGGTCAGTTCATCCAGTGTGCGACGGAGAAGAAGACCACGATGATTAGGATTGTGACAGAAACGTAACGGATCAGCAAGAAGTGCAAAACTTTTTCCACCCCCGGCTGCACCGCCATACAATACGTCGCGTTCACCTGCAGACAGAAACTCTTCTTGTGGTCCCTCGTTCGGCTTGAAAACAATCTCGCTATCCTCAACCAAGTCCGCAACGGCGGTGGGAAGATCAGCGAGGTCACCCTCATCGATGACTGTCGTATCCTTGCCTACAAGTGCCTTTTCTACCTTTCCTATCTTATCTTCGAGTTTGCGGGCGTAGCGACGTTTGTCCTCTGCTGCCTTTGTTGTCTTGGCTGCACGACGCTTGGCCCCGTTCAGTTTCTTTTGGGCAGCACGGCGGGCACGTTCCTTTACAGACAGGTTGTACGTGGCTTTGGGTGCGTTGGGGTCGCGTTTTGGTCTACCGGCTTTTTTCGGCTGACTCACTGGCTTTCCTTCCACGCGCTGTGCCTATACGTTCACTGATAAGATTGGAGAACTCTGTACCTGTCATACCCTTCGGTACGCGCATTCCGTCTCCTCGTCTCATAGCTTCAGCTACGGCATCATCGTCACTATACTCTTTAAGTTTACCATCTATCATGCGGATGGTCGGAGCCACATACAGAATGCCGTCTACTTCGTAGTCTATCGTCTGTACCGTCTTGTTGCCGTCTAAGGTAGGCGTGGACGGGTCCATAGCCCTGTATAGCCAGTCAGCCACCTAGTTCTTCTCCGCACTTCCGCTGGCCTTACGTCCGCGACAGACCTTGCCACCGTGCGCCATGTTTTCACGTGGTGCTGTGCGTGGCTTTGGCTTGGGCACGGACATTCCTAACTCAGTAGAGTATCCCTTGCTTGCGCCGGGGAAGTTTAGGTTTGTTTTGTACTCGTTTGCTTTATCGCGCCTTGTTTGACGTATTTCTGCAGCCCTGTCTCTTCCGGATATGATAGTTCTTAACCGGACAGGCTTGAATGTTTCGGAGTCAAACTCACGCAAACGTACACGTCCGCCCATAGTTTCAGAACTGCTCTTCGGAACAGCGGCAATGTTTTCATTTTCAACGATCTCATCGTATTTTTTACGTTGAGCAGGTGTAAGGTCTGCAACCTCTGCCTTCGTAATCTTGCGAAAATCTTCGTTAAACTTCTTTTTAAACTTGTCATACTCATCAAGTGCCATCGATCACGACCTCTTTCTTAGGGGGGAGCAGGACAACGCCGTGTACTGCGGTTACGTTGTGGTTGATTGTTTCCGTTTGTTTGACTCCTACACGGTTTAGGAGGCTCTCAGCAGCCTTGAGACGCAGATCATCACCACGTTCGGGGGCGGGGTTGTCAATTGTCGCTACAAGTCTGTTGGCTGCTTTGAATGCGTTCATAGACAGAACGTCTTTTGTGCGTTCTACGATCTCTTCGGCTAGTGTTTTGCGTAACCAAGACGCACTGCCCACCGAATACCCTGCATCTGTGGCTGCAGCAGTGATGTTTCCACCGTTTTCGAAGAGAATGTCGAGAAATTGCGTCTGTTGGGGAGTGAGTTCCCGCTTTTTCGGTGTTTGTTGGGGAAGAAGGTTCATAACTTACGTCGATTCCTCTGCGATAATACTGCAATGGGCACCTACGATTACTTTTCCGGGTGTGAAGCTGCGTATTTCACGAATCATATTTACAGCACGGATAGAACACTCGCCCTCTGTCTTGTATGGACCACGTTTGTCTACAAACTGTGTGCAATCTTGGGGGCTGTGTAGCCAACATGCAAGGATAAT